TACCCGCAGGCCCAAGGATAAAGACCTGACTGCTGTCTTTAAGTGCATCTATTAGCTCTTTCTGTTTGTCAGTACGGGGTACTAGGCCTGAGGTTTTCTTCGCTGCAGCACCCTTGTATGTAGTCTTCCGTCGAGTACGAGATTGCTTCTTCGGTGGCTCATTGTCACTCATAGTTTAATCAACTCTGCTGATGTGTATGGGATGTGGAAGAACTTCTCACCCTTGTGGATGTAACGACCCTTAGCTTCCTTGAGACTTTCGTCTGTTAGCAGGGTATCCTTGATGCGCCATGCCTGCTTGAAGTCAGGACGGAAGATGTAGAAGTTTAGTACACCATCAGTGTGCTTACCCTTCAGACGTTTCTTACGTTCAGGTAGACGTACCTCAGCCCAGTGTGTAGGCCAGTCACCCTTCCATGCAGTCTTAACCTCAACCTCATTGTAGTAGGTGAGACCACCCTTCTGAGATACTACATCAACATTGTAGTTCTCTTCGTTGTTGACTACTGTATGTCCCTTGCTTTCGAGGTAGGCAACCAAGGCATTACGGGCAGGCTCATCATAAGCCTCATACAAGGCCCTGTTGAAAGGTCGTTTAGCTGTCATGTTTAGAACTCCTTTGGGCAGTTGGCTACCAGCATATCTCTTAGCTCTGTGTAGCCACCTACATATGTACCATCTGGCTTAAAGATCTGTGGAACTGTAGTATGCCCAGCTTGCTTGAGCAAAGTCAACACCCATTTACTACTACCACTCTGTACGTTGTAGGTGGTGTAGGGCAGGGAGGCCCCCTCTAGGAGGGCCTTTGCTGAATCACAGAAGTTACATTGGTCTCTTGTGATGATGATGTACATTAGGTTAGGTCCACAATCTCACAGCTATCACCAGAACATGCCAATGTCTGACTACCTGCAGTGTTGTCTTCAGCTTCATACTCTGACAGCTTAGACCAGTCAATAGCTTTAGGCATACAAGACAACAGAGTTGCATAGTCTGACTTACCTACCTCTTGGTATGGTGCTTGCTGGTATGTGTGTTCGTTGTAGGGGAGGAATGATACACCTGACATCTCATCGAAGTGCTCATACACAAATGCACCTACAGCAAACCACTCATCCTTCTTCACGTTGATAGTCACAGAAGGTTTATGTTCACACCATGCACGTTGGTAAGCCAGCCACATCTTCAACTGTTCAATAGCTGACACGTCAGACGTTACTACAGCACCATCAGGTGACTTCATAGGGAAGCTAAATACTGTAGTCTGATCAGGCTTCATGACATCAGGCTCACTAGGGATACCCTGATCTTTCATGAACTGTGTCAGGGGGTCTTTGTTGTCACCACGCACAGTGCGAATGTAATACTTTGAGTGACGAGCATGAATACCACTAGCAGAGTCAACAAGTTGGGAGACAGTGCCAGAAGGTTTGACACAAGTGATAGCAGCAGACACAGGGATGCCAAGGCGTTCAGCCCACTCACTGTTCGTACTAACGGCAATAGCTTTAAGATGTTCAAGGGTCTTCTCCAATCCTTTGTTAGCTGTAGTCATCAGTGGGTTGTCCATGATGCCTGTAAGGCTGACACCAAGGAGACGTTCTTCTTCTGTGTTCTTCTGCCAGATCTTACGGAGGTACGGGAACTTCGTAAAGCTTGACTGAATAGTACCAAGGATAGTTGCCAACCTAACCTTACGTTCCAGAGTTTCAATGGTATCTGTAGCTCGTACTACAACCTCAGTAAGGTTACAGAACTGGTATGGACGAAGGATGATCTCTGAGCATGGGTTAGTGCCGAACTCAAAGTCAGCATCACGGCGACCATTCTTAGCTGCCTGTACCTTAGAAGCTTGGCGGTTGAAGATACCACGTTCACCTGAGCCTGACTCAACGAGGGCCATCCACTCACGCATGAAGGACAGGCTGTCAGGCTTTTCAGTGTAGCTTACAGAGTTGTTGGCCAAGGCACGTTGAGGGTTGTTCTCCCACCATGAGCCTGACTTAGCATGACGCATACGGTCATCTGACAGGTTAGACAGAGAGATCATGGCACTACGACGAACACCCCCAACTACAACAACTTCACCAATCTTACACATGATGTCATGACACTCAAGTGAGCTAAGCTTACGGCCCTGTGCTTCCTTGAAGGTACGGATAGTGAAGTTGAACAGGTCAACCAGTGGTGCTGGTCCAGAGGCACGGCCACCGAATGTCTTAAGCTTAGCACCTGCAGGGCGTACCTTAGACACATCCCACTTAGCAATCTCACCACTGTACAGGAGGGCAATAAGTTGACGGAGAGCTTTAGCCCAACCTTCTTTGCTATCCTTTACTACGATTGTGGTATCACTCTCGAACAACTCAGGGATCTCTGGGAGCTTGCTGATGAACTGACGTTCTACAGAGAAGCCGACACCAGTACCACAGAGCAGGATGAACATAGCCTCATCGAAGGACTTGGGGTCATCTACGGGTAGGTAGCTACAGTTGTAGCCTGCCGTGTTGTCACGATCCAAGGCTGGGCCAGCAGTCATCAAGGCCCTCATGGAAGGCATGACAGACAGGTCCATGATAGCAAAACGTAGCTCGTCTGCTTCATCCTCTGACATCTTGCTGCTTACAAGATTGTTGATGTAACGATCTACTGTCTCAGACCAACTCTCACGGCGACCCTCTGCGTCAAGCCAACGAGCATAACGAGAGGTGTGGATGAATGCTTGGTAGTCTGTAGGTAGGTAGTTGTTTGTGCTCATCGGTTGTCTCCTGAACCTTTAATGGTTCCTCTTGCCTCACGGCTGTCTAGTTTATCTATATTCTCATCAAGGATACCCTGCAGGCTAGACTCAAAGTAGTTAGCTAGGGCTGTTGCATAGAAGACTACATCCCCCAACTCTTTGATAATGTCTTTGTTGGTGAACCTTGTCTCGTCACGTAGTAGCTTCTTGATCTTCTCAGCTACCTCACCAGCTTCACCTACAAGGCCAAGGGTGTTCTCAATCAGGCGGGTCTGACCAGTTGTAATGATCTTATCTTCAACCCATTCACTGTAGTCGAGAGGCTCGTATGGTTCGTAGTAACTCATACCCATAGCCTCCATGTCTTCTCTCGTAATCATTCTTCAATCCTCTTCCATTCTTCCATCTCTTCATCAACATTTATGTAGTCATCGAAGTCGATAAGTCCTTCGTCTATCAGGAACCTGACTACAAACTCTTCTGTTATTTCATTCTGCTCCAGAAGGAACATAAGACCGTAGTTCTCTACGAGAGCTTTTAGTTTAGATTCGTAGTCAAACATCCGTCATCAACCTCCAGTGGGTAAGGGCTACGATTAAGTCTAGTGGAATCCTTGTAGGCTGCATTGAAGTCTGAGTAGTACATCTCTATCTCAGCCCAACCTCCGTCTGGCAGCAAAGCAAGACAAAGATTATACCATGAATCATCACCCAATTCAAATGGTCCTTCGATAAACTTGTGTACTTCTATGGTCGCCATTTGATCCACTCCTCAGGTATCAGTTTGTCTGCGTAAAGGAACCCGTGTTTGTCACACCACATCCCGTAAGTTGTCTTAGATCCTTTGTTGATCTTAGCTTTAGAGTTAGAGAATACGAAACGAATGTCAAGGTCTGGGTGTTGTTTCTTGATAAGTAAATGTTTCTTTCTATCTGCTACAACAAACCTACCTTTAGTCTCAATGATGATGCCGTTGGGAAGCTCGAAGTCAGGTGTGTAAGTCCTGACCTCATTGATAGCATACTTGATCTTCATCTCTTCATACTTGACAGGTACAGATAGGGACTTGAGTTGCTTAGATACACGATCCTCTAGCCCTGATCTGTAGCCATACTTAAACCCTGCACTCATGATGAAGGTACTCGTGGCTCGTTGACTACATCCACCAAGTGAAGAGGGCCAGTGCTGTAGATAAAGGTACGAGCCTCAGGCCAGCACACTTGACGGAACTCACAGTAACTACAGGTCATGTCCAGCTTAGTGTTGGGGCTAGTCTTAGACTGAGGGATAGGAGGGATACGATCCTCAGGGATAGGACCAGCCACCATCTCTTTGGTGTCCAACATCTCCTGCTCTTTAGTCTTCAACTCTTCCTCAAAGTCATAGACATCTAGGCAGATGTGTCCGTTCACCTTGTCGATAACTAGGAATGCACCTGCTGTCTTGTTTGTTACAAGAGGATCATCCTTGGCTGCGTACACGTAGGAGGATAGCTGAGAGATATAACCGAAGGGATCATCCTCACGCAGGTTACCTTCCTTGAACTTCTTGAAGGCGTAGGGAGAGGCTGACTTAACATCTACAGTCATACCATCAATAACTGCATCTCGGTGACCCTTGATACCGTGTACATCAAGACGATCTTGCTGACCCTTAACGTCATGGCCTGCGGCAATAGCTAATGTTAGTGCTAACTCTTCGATCATGTCTCCAAAGAAGAACTTGAGAAGTGTGTTGGGTGTAAGCTTCTCAGCATCGTTAGTCTGGTTGATCTTGTACCAGAGCTTACGTTGACAGGGTGTACCAATAGAGGACAGGGACAGGTAGCCCCGTGGCTCTTGTGGTTTACCGAACCGTTGGTTGGCTACGAGTGCGATACTGTTACCCATCATGGCCCCAAGGGTTCCGTTCCAACCACCCTTACCTTCGATCACCTCGTGCATGTCCGCCACTAGGGTGTTGATTGTCTTTGTACTGCTGTTGTTGTTGTTGCTGGTCATCTAAGTATTCCTCTATCTCATCGACTGCTTCTGCTAACATATTAATAGACTTAAAGCAGAACTGAGTTAGCTTGTCAAGCTCATGCTCTATTACTGAGTTCCTCCAACAAAGATAAAGATTGACAGCTAGTGTGGCTACAATGAAGTAATCTTGGGGTATCATTTAATGTTTAGCTCCAGCCTGTAAGCACCTTCAGGTGATTGGTGTGCAGCTATCAAGTCAAGGAACTGTTGGTAACTCATATACAACATCTGAAATTCATCTAGGTTATCGTCGAACTGACGTAGGTATACCGTCCCATCATCAGCCAACACCATCTCTACATCCTCAAACTTATCACTATCATCTAGTGTAGTAATAATAGAGGCGTCTCTCTCAAACTCTACAGTATACATTGCTGTTAGTCCTCTCTTCCCAAGATGCTATCGAATACATAGTCGATGTCAGTGCCAGTAGCACCACAGTAGATCAAGAGCTTCAACCCTAGCTCCTGTGCTAGTGCTGCTGTGGTGTCATCCATGTCGAACTCTACCGTAGCACTACCGTCCTCATGTTCAGTTAGGTTTGTCACCTTCATGTGTCCTACTTCGTCACTCATCATCTTGTCCTTTCAGTTCTGCGAGGGTGGTGCGATAGTGCTTGTTAATATCAGCGTCACACGAAAGCCCGTACCTACTAAAGTCAACGAGGCCATTGTCGGCCAATTCAAGAGCTAGCTCCAAAGCCTCCACCGCCTTCGCCAGCTTGGCTTCCAGTTCCTCTATGCGGTCGGCTCGAACGTACTTTTCTCCCCAGTCGTTGTCATGGTCTCGCCATGAACCTTCAGACCAGTCATCCTTGTAGTCCCAATAAAGACCTGATTCACACCAAATTTCTGCAGGTCTGTTACTCATCGTCTTGTCCTTTCTCGTTACTACGTTCCTTGGATAGTTCTGCTAGGGTGGTGCGGGCCTGCGTGATGTCACAGTCTCGTTCGTGTCGTAAGACGTCCAAATCCAGTAGCCACATCTCATCTCGGTCATGCTCGATAGTAGTGGCTCGGTATGCCACATCGCTTGTAAAACTCACCGCCTTTGCCAGCGCAGCCTCCAGTTCCTCGATGCGGCGTTGCCCTACTTCACGCATCTTCTGCATTCCTGCTCGGTAACCCTCATCATAATCACTCATCATCTTGTCCTTTCAGTTCTGCGAGGATGGCTTCTTCTTTACATGCATCAGCACCATATCTATCTAGCCAGTCGATTGTCTTCTCAGCAAGCCTCAAAGCTTGCGCCAGCTTGGCTTCCAGTTCCTCGATGCGGTCTTTATCTGTAACACGGTTGCAGTATGGACATTCTGGTGAATCATACGTAAGGCCACAACAATCACATAGCTTTATCCCATCACTCATCTTCTTATCCTTCCATTAAAGCAGCCCACGATACAGGGTATAGGTCTTGCATGATTGTTGACACTTGGTCAGCTACGAGGCGGCTCTCATACTGTGTGTCTCCCTTGCACCGAAGGCGACACATGTCAGCAAAGGCATCTAGTGAGCCTGACCAGTACCACTCAGTCATAGTAGACTGGGGCAGTACCATCCGTGCTTGCTCAGGGGCTACACCTAAAGACAAGAGATACTGATATACGTCATTCCCTGCTTCCCATAGTGGCCCAAGGTAGTCCTCGTCATTGTAACTCAGATTAACAACACCCTCACTACCCTGCTTCTTATCAGCACTACGTCCACGCCATGCGTCAGGCACATAGAACTCAGGTTCATCATCTACGTAACGACGACTGATTTCATTCCAACGTAGGAACTTATGCTTCACAAGTTGCCGTGCTACAAAGATAGGAGCCTTGATGTGGAAGGATGCAAAGGCATGGCCGAATGGGCTGATGTGCTTATGCTTGGCGAGGTACTTGATCAGCTTGGTGTCACGTTCTGCTAAGGTTTTACCACCTTCCCCTTCATAATATGTAACCTCATCACCAGAGAGGTCTTTACGTACCCACTTACTCTTCTTACCAAAGCTAACCCGTGCTGCGTTGACTACTGAAAGGTCACTGCCCATGTGGTCGATGTATGTTGCTTCAATCTGTGTCATATCTTTATGTCCCTATAAGGTGGGAAGGGCAGTGCGCCCCTCCCTTTTAGTATTAGAAGTTACCAGCCCATCTCGTTGCTGTCTACCTTCTCTTCCACTGGCTTATGCTCAATGATCTTAACGGCAGTCATAGAGGTACGGCTGTACATCTTACCGTCTTGACCCTTGAAGGTAGTGATAAGGTTAGTAACCTCAGCAGTAGAGCCGTTACCAATCAGGCCCATGTCCTCAGTCCAAGGTGAACCGTCAGCATCGGTAACCTTTGGAGCACCACCAGCTTGGGGTAGCTCAGTGCCATCCTTACGAGTGACCTTGTGCTTACGTTCAAACTTAACCATCAACTCACCTTCCATCAGGCGTTTCTGGTTAGGCTTCTTCTGTGTACCTGCAGCTTGAAGCTTTGCGTACTCATCCTTGGACAGGATTTGTTGCAGTGTGTAAGCACCTTCGAATGGTACGTAAGCACCCTCGTAACCTGTCATGTCACGATTGTTCTCAAAGATCTTAGCCCATTCGACTGGACCTGTAGTGGTAACTTCTGTGTATTTAGTAGCCATTGTGTATCTCCTTATGGCATGGGGTGTTTAAGTTATGTAGTAGTTTAGTTAGTGTTTGTCAAGAACGTTAGTGAGTATCAAGTACGTTAGTGAGTATCTAGCCAGCTAGTACCAATGTCTGTCGATCCTGCTAGTGGACACATCAGGCCTAGCTCTACACCAACAGTCTCAATAGACTTACGTTGTATCTCTCCTAGTCTTACTGCCTGATCCTTCGAGCCTATGCACTCAGTCTGCCACTCATCGTGGGGCCAAGTGACTAGCTTGAAGTTGATACCCTCAGCCCTAGCATCCTTGATCCACTGGCGTGTAGCCCACTTCATGATGGTGCTCTCACCATTCTGTAGCATACCAGCCAGTGTCTTGTGTTCACTAGGAACCTTGACCTTGCGTCCATCATAGCCACGGAAGTAACCCCGTGCTGCAATGTCAGGTACTACAGACTTCTTCAACTTCTTAAGACCTGAGATACTCTCCATGAAGTTGTTCACTGCGGCTGAAGCCTGTCTTGTATCTGTCTTGAGGATCTGACTGATCTTCCCTGTGCCTGCACCCAAGAGGAAGGCATAGATGAATGTCTTAGCCATGTCCCGTGTGATGTGGGGTAGACCCAAGGCCTTGCGGTTAAGGTTGTGGATGTCTGTCTCCGTCTCCTTCTTACCTGTGATGATAGCATCTACATACTCTTGGCTCTCCATCAGGTCAGCAAGAATTCTAAGCTGAATTCCCTCCGCATCTGTGCCTACAAGATAGTTGCCCTTCTCTACTGTCCACAACCCACGGAAGGGGCCATCATACTTAGCCTTCACCTGCTCCACTGCTGTCTTAGCTTCACCATGAAACTGAGCAGGGATGTTAGCTTGGTTAGGTGCAGCATGAGACAGGCGACCAGTCCATGCACCGATGTGGTTGAACCTACCGTGGATACGGCCATCAGGTTTAACACAACCTAACCACTCAGCTAGGCTAGACCTACGGCCCTCCAAGGTGAGCCACTCAGCCAAGGCTCTACCACCTGAAGGTGCATCCTCAGGTAGGGTGTTGAGGTTAGTCTCGTTGCACATCCACCCGTAGAAGGCGAACTGCTTACCCTTGTCAGGGTCAGTGCCATCTCTCTCAAAGGCTAGGTGTCCCTTCGTCTTGTCAACTGGTTGCCATCCAGCCTCCCACAATCTTTCGATACGGTGCTTGGTTGATGATGGTTTGAAGTCAACGAAGTCGTAACACAGTAGCTCATCCTCTACCTTACGGGTACGTTGGTACTTCTGCATTGCGTCAGTGACGTTCTTATATAGAGAACCGTCAGCCTTGAGACGATACTTGATGCGGTTGACCTCAGTCAGGACAGGCGGGAAGTCACGTTGGAACTGATGCTCTAGCTCTTCCATGCGACAAAGTATCTCACCAAGATATTCTTCTGCCTGATCCTCATCGAACTTGAAACCATTCTTGTGCATCTCTTCACAGGTAATCTGTGTGTCATGCTCAAGGCGAAGAGACTTAGCCCAATCCTTATCAAAGATAACTGACTTGAACTTATTGAATAGCTTGACCGTTACCTCAACGTCATTGGTGCAGTAGTCTGTCATCTCTTGTGTCAGACCACCCTCGAAGTCAGTGAACTTACCCTTGTACAGGCCAAGACGTTTACCCCAAGCATCAAGAGAGTGACCACCTTGGATGTTATAATCTAACATACGAGACACCACTAGGGTATCTACTACATCCTGCACGTTGATGGTCTGACCTAGTATACGATTGATGACAGGCACATCAAAGCCAATGCCGTTATGGAACACAAACTTGTCGTATCCAGAACAGTATGCCTTGAACCGTTGAGCCTCAGCCTCGTCAGTGTCGAGGTGCTTGAACACATCTACTACACCAGTGTCGATGTCCTTGGCTGCGACAACCCAGATGCGTGTAGCATCCAAGCTGTCAGTTTCTATGTCCATTGCAGTTATCTTCATATCTTACCTATCCAGTGTGAGCAGTCATCAAAGGGATCTAACTCAGGCAAACCTATCAAACTTTTCTTTGAGAGTGAAGCTGTCTCCGTCGAAGGTGAGTGATCCTGCGTGTCCTGTTGTACCTGCGGGTCGGTTCTTTGTGACGAGTAGTCTCGTGGTGTTTCTTGCATCATCATCCTCCGACATCTTATCCCGTTCAAGTTTGACTACAACACTAGCCCTCTTACCAATAGTCCTACAGTCCCTGATCTGACCGTCATCATTCTCGTGTGCAATGGTAACGATACCTACGTTCAACTCGGCAGACATACGGGACAACTGAACTGACAAAGCAGACAGCCACTTCTCAATGCTCTCATCACCCTGCCTTGAGTAGGCAAGGTCTTGGATAGGTTCGAAGAACACATACTTCACACCACATGCCTGACTAAAGTAACGGATACGATTGAGTATCTCCATTGGATCTTCGTCTACACTGATAGTAAACTGATAGAGGTTTTCTTTCTCAGTCAATTCAATCAAGGCCTGATCCACCTCGTCAGCCATGTTAGCCTCGTCGATCAGATCCTTCCGTGTCAGGTTACGGCCTAGCTTGTAGGATACCAAGCCCAGCAACCCACGTTTCTTTGTCTCCTCAAGGTGACAGATAGCAATAGGCACATCAGTGTGGTTAGACAGGAAGTGATACTCCAAGTACCTCATGAACTCAGTCTTACCGATACCCTCAGGTGCTTGGAAGACAGTCAGGTGTCCCTGCATCAGGCCCAAGGCTACCTCATCGAAGGCAGCAATGCCTGTTGGTAGGTACATGGCATCATCTTCTTCATGCAAGATACCAAGGAACTGCTCAGGTGTGTTCCATACATTCTGAGGTGTATACTTCTTAGCATTGTAGAAGGCAGACCGATAGGACTGACCAGCCCCAGCTTCAAGGAACTCGTTGGCATCCTTGTACTTGTCATGTGGGATGCGGTAAGTCTTGTTAGGGAACAAGCCAGCAATCTTATCTGCTACACCATTGCCTGCATCATCATTGTCTACAGACAGAATGATCTTCTCGAAACTGTCGAGCCACTCCTTGGCCTCACCCTGCCAGAGCTTCTTGCTTGGTGATGCTGAGGGCAGTGATACTACAGGATACTTCTGACCTAGCATTTGGTATGATGACAGTGCATCTACCTCACCCTCAGTAATGACTACAATCCTAGCTGATCCAGCATTGAACTTGTCCATACCAAACAACTCATCACCACGGAAGCCAGCCTCAGTGTGGAAGGCCTTAGGCATTGACCTGATCTTGCGGCCACCTGATGGGTAGATGTAGGCCTGCTTCTTAGCCTCACCGTCCTGCCCTACCAGTGTCTGCACACCGTAGAACTCCATAGTCTTTACAGTTACACCACGAAACTCTCTTGTCTCTGCGGTTAGTAACTCAGTAGGTGCTACTGTGAAAGCTGTGCTTTCTTTAGTCATAGTGTTGTATCCCTCTCTCGTAGGTAGTGGGTAGTCCATCTCGGCCCACTCGGTTAATCTCATCCCACTGTGTGGGTATCCTCTATCACAGGCAAAGCATTTACCTGTCATCTTTTGTGTGTTGTATGCGAAGGCATCACTGCTACCACAATCCTCAAAGGGACAGGGCTGATGTTTCTTTTCGTAGTCTCTTTCCATCTTGGATCAATACTCCCATTCATAGAAGATATGCTTTCCATACTGTGCTACAAAAGTCAAACTATTATTCCAGTAAGGGTCTACATAGTCAGCATGATAGTGTGTAGCCCCATGTCCTACAAAAAGATTACCCTTCATCACAGCATCAGCTACTATCTGTGACTTCTTCCATGCCTGTTTATTCTTCGGCTTGTCGGATAGTCCATCATGTGTCCATGAGAATTGCTTAGGTTGATATACTACAGAACAAATATCATCAGGGTATCTGTGATCTACTACTCTGTTATAGATTACCTCAGCTACAGCTATCTGTCCCTCTAAGGGTTCACTTCTAGCTTCAAAGTATAAGGCTAAGGCTAAGCAGGTTAGTGGTGTCATCTTCGGGGTATCCTTTTAGTGTATACTTATAGAGCATCTTTGATGCGACGTATCGTAGATACTTATAGGGGTATGCAGCTTGGGGCGGACAAGCCCAGCATACAGCCAATTTCTAATCCGTCAACCTTAAACTTCGCAAGATATAAAAAATTCCTACAAAGATTAGATCGAACCTAGCCAGCACTGCAATCACAGCCACAGTCGCAAGCATATCTTGCCCACTATATCCCATAGTTTTTCCTCACCCATCTAATAGCTAAGGCCTGCTCTTGCTCTGACAGTGGCACAGGGAAGCCCTCCCAGTCTGTACCTGCCTCTACCTTGAAGGTAGGTTCATCTTTCTCTGAGCCATAGGCCTCTACAAATATTTCCTTTGCACCTATTTCTACAACAAAACTTTCATACCATCCAGCCATCTCACCATTTCCCTTCTCTTACTTTCCAAAAGACCCAGCACTCAGCACAGTGTCCCTTGCCAATTACTTTATCAATGAGCCAGACCATATTGATCTTGCCTTGCTTTTTCCACTGCCAATTCCTAGCACTAAAGGTTTGGTTGCTTGCCCCTCCCAGCACCACGTTAAGCAGTACTGAAAGGGCAATGCCTACTCGTGTTAAGTACTTCACAACCTAACCCTCACTCAACAAAAAGTATCGTGTGTATCGTTGGCCTGTCACGGGGTGCTGCTTACGCACTGACTCAATGTCGTATCCCATACCCCGAAGCTCATGCACTCGTTTGGTTAGGCTGCTGATACTGTATTCGATCATAGCCTCTCGCACTGTCAGACCCTTGGCCGTTTGTAGGTGCTTGATAATCTTTGTGTGTTGATTTTTCATTGGTCTTATCCTTCCTTTTCTTGTTTCATTAAGTCTAGCACTTGTAATGCCGTGGGCAAGGCCTCTAGATCCC